ATTGGCATATCGTGGATTTCGAGTTTATTGGCTTCAGGCCAATAAATCGCAATCGCACCACTATATCCTGGATCAATACCAAATATTGAAAGCATATTAATCTTCCTTTGGTGGGCTAATTTCAACACCTTGTTTTGTGATTTGTAAAAGAGCCGCCATACGAACATATGCCGTGAATGATAGGCCACTCTTATGTGCCGCCTCACTTATTGCTTGATCTTGGCTTTCGCTAAAGCTAATTAATCTTTTCTTATCCATTTTTATTCTCCATTATAAATTACAGTTACTTATATATATAATTAATATTAATGCAATATACTATTCATCATTTTTTTTAAAATAAACGTATCTTAATGTTTTTTTACCACCAATTGATCCAATAAATGCTGGCTGTTTTTCATTATCTCTATGAATAAAACCTTGGTTAAAAAGTACGTTTAATTGCGGTGCAACATATGAAACGCTTAACCCTGTATTTCTAGCAATCATAGACGTTGTATATCTGCCACCACGATCAATTGATTTTAAAATACGCTGTTGTTTAGCAATCTCATGCTTTGCGGGAAAGCTTTGTGAGTTTAACGCAATGTTTTTATTAATACTTGACGTTGATAAACTTTGAACCTTTCTTGTTTTGTGCATTGCTGTCCTAAAGCCTAACTTAATTTGCTGTTTTTCAAATTCTTGCAGCTTATAAGAATATATTATCTCGTAATGGTGTTGCTTATCATTTTCTTTTAATCTTTGTTTAAGCTCTTGGATGGTTTTCGGTGGCTTCTCAATTTCATCTCCATCAATTCCATCAAATGTTGCTGCTCTTCTAAAAACCACCTGTAAAATTTCCTGTCCCTGGTCGGGTCTGGGTTCTTCATGTCCTCTATCATTAGTGAGTTCATTTTCATTAATCTCAATGTCATTTTGTGGGCTTCTGAAACGTGCATATTTTTCCTCATGGTTTATAAATTTTATATTATATAAAGCTTTAGCTCGTGCTATATAGCTTTGGTTCATATCCAGCAGCCTTGAAGCTTCAGCTTGCGTTAAGCCTTGTTCTGCTGCAGTTTTAATTTGCCTTACAGTTCTGGGATCAATGGGCATTATTCATACCTCACAAATTTACCATCATCATCTAATGCAGGCATTTTTGTACGCTCTGGCTTTTGTATTGTTTTAATGTGTTTTTTAAAAACTTCATTTAAAATATTATTGGTGTTAAAAACAATCTTTTTGCCACCAACAATTATTGCTTTATCTTTATTCATAATTTTAACCCCTCTGGACGTAGTTTTGGTTTAATCGTTATTGATGAAATTTTATCTGTTTGCAGGCATTGCCCCATCGCATCAGGAAAATGTGGATAATATTCGTAATATATTGCTGGCAATGCATCCCCACATTCTTTTGCGCTGGCATACATTTGCTCAAAGTTCGATCCACCTTCTAAAGTCAAAGAAATGCTTAAAAGTGTAAAAAAAGTCATGTGTTCGATTCCCTTTTAGATTTATAAAGCTTTTGCTCTGTGGCAACTTCCCATAATTTAGATAAAGGTAACAATTCACTTTGTTCAATCATCCATCCTTTACCATGCCCCAAATCATTTAGGACGGCTTGCTCCAAAAACATAGTTTTTGTTGCAAAGCCAGCTACATTCATTTTATCTTCATCAACTTTTGCCACCAATACAGCACAATTTGATTTAAATGATTTTTTGCTTTTAAACAGCAGCTTACCATGTGGGTAAAACGTCGATTTAACATCAATTGAAATATTGTGTAAAAACATATCTGCACCGCTATCAACGCCTAATTGGAATGGGTTAAAATCTAAATCAAAAACCTTTGACACGGCTAATTCTGCTTTTATGCCTAAATAATCTAAATCCTGGTCGGTTCTGCTGCTATCTTTTTTTTGATTTGCAACACCGCTTAACCTTGCCAACTGCCAGCGTAAAGTTGCAGCTTGCTTGCAATCGCTCAATTCTTTACGTGATAATGTAACAATCATTTCATAAAGCCCCTCTTTTCAACGAACAAGTAGTCATGCTTTAAATTAATAAGGTTTAAAGATTTCAACGCTTCATATTTAATATCTTTTAAATCTGTATTTAGTTTTAAACCGTATTCTTCTAAATATTCTTTAACAAGTTTTAATGATTTTTTGCCAAAATTTGGTATATATTTAAAAAACTTATCGTTTCTCAATATTAAATCATAATGAAAAACTTCAAATCCAAGTTCATTTATAAAACAATTTCTAATCCTAGTTGTAAGTTTACTTTTATCTATTTGTGTAAACAATAATTTATATAAATGCGGGTCAACACTTTCAAGATTATGGAATAAAAATATCTTTAATTTCAATTCGTCCATGTTTTCAATTAAAGATATTGTCATTTTTTGATCGTTGCTTATCATTTTAAATTACCTCCAAATCATCAAGTTCAAGATAATCTGTTACAAAATCTAATTCTCGTAATGATCTAAATTTCATAGGCGTCAAATCGTCGTTTACAATTGGCTTGCCTAATTCGTCTAATATGTGAAATGTTAATTCATCAACTTGAATTGAAAATTTATCCTGGACGGCCATGTCATACCAAGGTTGGGCTACTACTTTACAAGTTGTCATTTGTTTTGCTCCTCTTTTATTTCTGGCTCAATTCCAATCGCTTGCCTTGCATTTAATAAAGCATTTGCTAAAAGATTAGTCGCCAGCATATCAGATAAGCAATTCCAGTCTGTATCTGGTGCAATAAAATCAAAACAATCTTGCACAATTTGCGCTAAAAACTCTAAATATTTTAGTTCAATAAATACGTTTGTTTCATTTTTGTATAAACCAAGCGAATATTTTGCAGCCATTAAAGCATCTGTAATATTTATAATATATTCTAAATCTTCATTATCAATCGTTTCTAAATGTGAATTTTCTAAATCTTTACGCACAAAATCGAATAGTTGCTCCAATGCTTCACGCTTTATTTTTACTGTATCTTTCATTTGCTTTGCTCCTCTTTTGTTTTATTAAATACTTCCCAATCTCCGCCTAATGAAGCCATTTTCATTATCATGGCTAATTCTGCTTGTTTACGTGTTTTATATGTTTCATCTGATACACCATATCCTCTTAATTTATCGCGTATCTTATAACCTTTAAAAGTTGCCTTTTGTTTAATATAACAATCTTTTAAACCTATGTTTGTTCTTTTCATATCTTTGCTGAATATACCGATCATGCTATCGTTTGACGTGCAAATTACTGAATAAATGCCTGTTGTATCTTTAAAACATTTATAGCTATCATTTGACCAGCGAACATCTAAACCGCTGTCTAATGCTTTAATTAATTCTTGTCTGTTCATTATGCAGCCTCGCAATTTGTTAAATGAAATTCTATTGCATTATCTATAAGCTGCTCGTTAAGCTTGTTTAATGTGTCCAGGCCTAAAAACTGAACTAATACTTTTTGCGCGTATCCATATGAACAATCTGCATCGTGTGCAATGTAACTTGTAAAAGCATTAATAACGAATGAACGTAATTTTTTGCGGTTGTTGTTACATTCTGTAATAGCTGCAAGATTTTTCCTATAATGTGGTTCGCCTAAATATGAACCATCGAGCCAGCAAGAAAACATATTAATGGTGTAATGATCCCCGCTTAATACATCGCCTTGTAAATCTCGGATAATGTTTTGTTTAATTTCATTTGACATTGTTTTATTCCCTCTTGTTTTGGTTAAAGTAAATTCTACAATTAGCACTCGTTAAAATGCTAATGTTAAAATTAACCTACTAGCAATTGATTAGGTTTTACGCTGCAGCCGTATGACCTTGCACGATTGCCGCTCTCTTGCCATTCGTTTAAATATCTAAACTGAATAATATCATTATCTAATATTTCAAATACTCTAACATCTAGGCCAGCAAATTTTGGTTGTTCAATTAGACCTCCATTACCATTGCTTGCAATTCCGAATTTTACATTAATCATAGCGTCACCTCATTAGCTAGTTTTTCGTTTATGTGATTATTTTTTTCTAACATATCAATAAATTCAACAAATTCTGATCTAATCGTTGCGTTGTATTCGTTTTGAATTTTACTTTTGGCATAATGTTTTAAATGCTTGTTACCTTGCCAAAAAGCATTTCTAATTTGTGCTTGTGTTGTAAAATTATATTGCATTGTTTTATTCCCTGTTTGTTTTGTTATGTAACCTTATTAATATATATTGTATATACTGTCAATAGGTAATATATAAATAAAATATAATAAATATATAATAATATATTGACAGCTGCAGCAATATGCATTAATTATTATGTATAAATAAAACAAAGAGGGATAAAACAAATGACCAATAGAGAATTAAGAACAATTAAACGCCAGCGAAAAATTAGGAATGAATTGATATTGTTAGGCGTGTATGATTTTGCTGGCCTGGTATGTTTAGTTGGTGCAATGGTTGGAAGTGTTTATATTATTGCGGGGTGGATTTAATGATATTTGCTGGTAAAAATGAAATTGAAGCAAAGCAAAACGCCAGCAAAGCTTCAATTGATAATAAAGGTAAATATATAACATTATATGCTTGCTTTGGTATATATATGCAAATATCAAAAAACGTAAATGTACATGATCCAAGTGACAGCTTATTCGGTGTATATTGGTTAAATGGAAAAGAAAAAGCTTTTACTGATGCACAAATTATAAGAGATGAACAAGCGACACCAAGTTTATATTAATATAAAAAGCCTGTATTATTTGCAGGCTTTTATTACGTTTAATGGATGGGTTTAATCTTATATTATCACTAGCAAACAGTAGTTAAAGAAAATATATTATTATTATTTATCTCTGATAAATAATAATAATATATTTTTAAACTGTCAAGTATTTTAGATATAATTAAATTAAATTTACTGAAAAGAAGTAATAATAAATTAAACATATGTTCCCTTTGCTGGCTAATGCTTGCATTACATTTGTATTACATTGCTAAACATGGGCAAGGGAAAGTAAGCATTGAATGATATTGTTAAGCGTGGGTTAAACGTGGGGTGAGACGTGGGTTAAACGTGGTGCAAGATAAGACGTGGAAAGCATACAGACAGCAAAGCGCGGGCGCGTGCATGTATTGCTATGTTATAACATTGTCAATTAGTTTCGGATAATCCGAACAACGCATAGCTCATATTAAGCATATATTAGGCACTATTTAGCTAAGTGTTTGATATTGCTTAACTAATGTCATTCAAGCTGCTTAGAGTCCGATAATGTATATTATGTTAAGTTTCGGTTTAATAGAATTAAGCGATTGATTAGCGCTGGCAATATATGGATTAGCCCCCCCGTCTCGCAATATTTTACCCACTATTATTATTATTACCCTCTCACATACAAGCCCACCCCCCCCCGTACCCCCTTGCATTATACCCCCATCTTGTCGTAAAATTTTGAAAAATTGGAGAATAGCAATGGCAGGTAGACCGTTACGCAAACGTATATTAAATGAGATACAGCAGAAGGGCGGGGCAGATTACCTGTTTGAAGAGATTGCATCAGGTAATACAATAACCCAGCTTGCGAAAGACTTTGGGTGCAACAGGCAATACTTGAGTACGACAATAAATAATGTGCCAGAGTATGCCCAAGCTTTAGGTAAAGCTAGGCAAGAGGCAGCAGATGCCCTCGTGGAACAAGGTCTAACAATGGTAGATGAGCTTGATGGTGGCTCAAGCAGCAGTGAGATTGCCGCCACACGAGAGAAGGTACAGTGGCGTAAATTCATGGCAGGCTCGTATAACCAGGAGCGATACGGGAATAGACCCCAGACAAACGTGACTATATCTGTGGGTGACATGCACTTAGACGCGCTACGCAAAGTCAATTCCGATTTGGCGGCAATAGACCGCGAAGATCGTGAGCGTGAAGCAAAGACAATTGACGTAGATTATGAGGATGTATCCGATGAGTAATAACCCATTACAAGAGTTTGTCCTACGCTATCGAGATGACCCAGTGCTATTCGTCAAAGAGGTGTTAGGCGCTACGCCATACGATTATCAATCCGAATTTCTGGAGGCCATAGCGAATGGTGAGCGTAAGATGTCAGTGCGATCAGGACATGGTACAGGTAAGTCCACGTCTGCATCATGGGCAATGTTATGGTACGTGCTACTGCGTTTCCCTAATAAAGTTGTTGTCACAGCCCCCACGTCCAGCCAATTGTTTGACGCATTGTTTGCTGAATTAAAGCGATGGATAAATGAATTACCGCCTAACCTACAGCAATTGTTAAATGTAAAGTCAGACCGCGTAGAACTAACCGCAGCTGCGTCTGAAGCGTTTATCTCCGCTAGAACTTCTCGCGCCGAGACGCCAGAAGCCCTAGCTGGGGTACACTCCGAGAATGTGTTGTTGGTGGTAGATGAAGCGTCAGGTGTGCCAGAAAAAGTGTTTGAAGCTGCGGCTGGGTCAATGTCAGGCCATAATGCAACCACGTTACTTTTATCTAACCCTACACGTTCATCAGGCACATTCTTTGAAAGCCAAACACGTATGGCCAAATCTTGGTGGACGCGCAGATGGTCGTGCGTCGATAGCCCGCTTGTGTCAGATGAGTTTGTTAGCGAGATGCGTGAGCGTTATGGTGAGGATAGCAATGCGTTTCGCATACGTGTGCTAGGCGAGTTCCCATTAGCAGATGATGATACCATCATTCCGTTTCATATTGCTCAAAGCGCCATACATCGTGATATTGAAATTACGCCTGACATAAAGCCTATATGGGGCTTAGACGTAGCAAGGTTTGGTATGGATAAGACTGCGTTGTGCAAAAGATATGGCAATGTTGTGACAGATATAACATCATGGCAGGGCTTAGACTTAATGCAGACTGTGGGTCGGGTAATGGCAGAATATGAAGGATTATCCCCTAGCCTACGCCCAAGCGAGATACTTGTAGATAGCATTGGTGTTGGCGGCGGTGTAGTTGATAGATTGCGTGAGTTAGGCGCGCCAGTACGTGGGATAAACGTGAGTGAATCCCCCGCTATGGGTCATACATATATGAATTTACGCAGTGAATTATGGTTTAAAACAAAAGGTTGGCTAGAAGATAGGTCATGCAAACTCCCTAAAGATGACCAATTGCTGGCAGAATTAACTGCAATTAGGTATTCTTTTACCTCGTCAGGTAAGATGAAAGCTGAAAGTAAAGATGAAATGCGTAAACGTGGGTTAAAATCGCCTGATTTAGCTGATGCATTATGCTTAACTATGGCTTCAGACGCAGCTACAGCTTTATCTGGATCAATGTCTTCTTGGAAAAAGCCAATTAAACGTAATTTAAAAGGTATTGCATGAAAAAACCTACATTTGAACAATTAACACCAAGTATGAAAAATAAAATTATCACAAAGTGGATAAAATATTATTGTAGCATTGGTTTAGAAATAAAAGATGCCCAAAATGCAGCTTATTGGCGGGCTGGAAAATTTAAGTTGTCAGATAGAATGCGTAAGGTTCTGGATAATGTCGGTGAATTGTGATAGCGTGTAGCAAATATATCAAATAGGCTAGGATTATGGCACAAAATAAATTTTTAAGTTTTCTTAACTCGATGGATAAGGGTGCAAGCGATAGAAACAGCATTACCGAGTTTTTAGCTAACATTTTAACACCTGGCGACAATATGGAATATGTTGATGGTCAGTTATTAGGGTCTGGCGGTAAACCTGTAGAGAATATTGGTGATGAAACGTATTACGGCACGCTAGGACAAGCTAACTTTGCTGGTAATGATCCAATTAAAGATGGTTTGCTGTCAAAGATGACATCTGCCCCACCAAAACTACGTCCATTAGGTTTGTTGAATAAAGGGCAACGTGATCCAATTAATGATATGATGCCTGGGGAAAACACATTTGCTTATCAACGTGATCCTGTTAATGATATGATGCCTGGTGAAAGTCAAAGATACAATAAACCACGCCCTAATCTTGGCCCTGCCCCTTCTAATCGTTATAAATATAATCTTGATGAAGTTAATAATGTAATGCCAGGCGAAAATACGTTTGAATACCAACCTGACCCTACAGGAAATATGATGCCTGGAGAAAATCAATTTAAATACGATCCTGTAGGTAGTGGACGTGGCGATGGTGCTATGGAGCAACAAAGCAGAGAAGCTCAAGCTAAATTTAACGAGTTCTTACAAAAATTAGACCCAAATATGGTTGATACTGCAATGAATAACCCAGAAATCATGGATATTATAAGAGATATGTTTTTCACAACATATCCTGGTTTAGTTAAGGGAATAGGTGGGTATAACTAATGCCAATTACAACATATGCAGAATTAAAGACAAACATTGCAGATTTTCTTAACCGAGATGATCTAACATCTGTATCATCCACGTTTGTCTCACTCGCAGAAGCCGATTTAAACAGGCAAATCCGTCATTGGCGGCAAGAAAAGCGCAGCACAGCCGAGATTGACACGCAATATAGCGCAATACCTGCAGATATGCTCGAAGTTATACGATTTTACATCACAAGCGGAGATACACGTCCACTTGAGTTAATTTCACAAGCAGAAATGCTTGATCGCAAGTTTAGAAACCTAAACACAAGCGGGCAGCCAGCATATTACGCTGTTACAGCAGGCGAATTAGAGGTTTACCCAGTTCCAGATGGCACATACACGTCAGAATTGTATTATTTTGGTAAAACAGAAGCATTATCTGACAGCAACACGTCAAACTGGATATTAGAGCATTATCCTGACGCATATTTGTATGGTTCTCTGATACATTCTGCGCCATACCTAAAAGATGACGCTAGAATACAAGTATGGGCAGCTTTGTACCAAAGTGCAATTGATGCTATAAATCAAGCAAGTGAAAAAGCTAAATTTGGCGGTTCTGGTCGTCGTATGAAAATAAGGGCATATTAAAATGAGTTTTTCTAATACATTCGAGACAACAGTTCTAACATGGGTGTTTACTACAGGTAGTGCAACACGCCCCACAGAGTGGCACATAGCATTATACACTGCCGCGCCAGACGATACAGGCGGTGGCACAGAAGTGTCAGGCGGTGGATATGGTCGTAAAGTTGTAACATTCACAGTATCAGGCAATACAGCGTCAAATAACGCAGCCATCGAGTGGGATACAGCAACATCATCATTTGGCACAGTCACACACGTAGGCGTGTTTGATGCTGCATCTGGTGGCAATTTAATTGCTTACGCTGCATTAACGACAAGCAAAACAATTGATACAGGTGATGTTTTCCGCTTACCATCAGGCGATCTTGATATTACCCTAGACTAATGGCTGAATATCGTAGTGGATATGGACGCAGTGCATATGGCTCATATAATTTTGGGCTAGATGGCTTTGTCACCGATGGAGCTGGAACAATTATCACAGTTTCAGCCGTTGCCGCATCTTCACTGCGCGCTAGGTTAAGCGCATCTGACATAATCACAATTTCCACTACCGCAACGCAAGCGCAAAGAGTACGTGAAGCATCTGCAAGTAGCACAACATCATCAACAACATCTGGTTCTGCCCAGCGCATACGTGAAGTTGCATCAGCAATATCTGCCAGCTCATCCACATCTGCTACATGCACAAGAACACGTAACTCAAGCAGTGCAATAGCAACAACATCCACAACCAGCTCAGATATGGTGCGTGTAAGACATGCAATATCAAATATAACGCCATCATCTAGCGTAACGTCAAATGCAGTGGTTGTTTATGGTGGCGCATCGCAAATCAATACAACATTAAGCACAACTGCTACAATTAACAGGGTGCAGTTCTCCGCGTCATCAATTGCGACAACATTGTCTACGACATGCCGAGCAATTGAAAAATGGGAAATAGAAGAAAATACACCTGAAACATGGACACCCCTTGAAAAGACACCTGAAATATGGCAAGATGTGTCCAACGCAGCCGATGATTGGTCTGCCACTCCCCCAACATCGAAGGAATGGACAACTGCATCGGCAACCAGTGAAACTTGGTCTAACGCCGCATAAGGTGAGCGCCACATAGGAGATTAACATGGCTGATACTACAACAACGACATATAGCTTAGTGAAGCCAGAAGTTGGCGCGTCTGAAGATACCTGGGGTACAAAGATAAACACCAACTTAGATAGCGTTGATAATCTGCTAGACGGGACAACACCTGTCACGGGAATTGATATTAACTCTGGAACGATTGATGGCACAGTCATTGGCGGAGCATCAGCTGCGGCTGGTACATTTACAAATATTGCTGGTACATTAACTACTGCTGCGCAAGCTAACATTACGTCACTTGGAAGCCTTACATCTTTAGACGTAACAGGCGATGTAACATTCGGTGACAACGACAAAGCCATCTTCGGTACTGGGTCTGACCTTGAGATTTATCACACTTCAACAGGCAATCATTCAATTATTGAAGAAGTTGGAGGTGGTAGTTTAGTTGTACGAACCAACGGGCCACATATTGAATTTGATAAAGGCTCTAGCGAATACATGGCAAGAATGTTAGTTGATGGGGCTGTTGAACTTTATTACGATTCAGCACTAAAACTAGCCACAACATCAACAGGCATTGACGTAACAGGCACAGTGACCAGCGATGGGCTGACTGTGGATAGCGGCACAAGTAATACAGTTGCAACACTATCAAGCACAGACATTGGCGCAAATTTAACTCTTAGCGACTCTTTTCAAACAGGGCAACTAAGCAGCACTGGTGCGGTTTTCTCTATTGACGCAGACCCAAGTAATTTATATGCCTCAACTAAACTAAGGCTTTCTACTGACGGCACAAAACGTATTGATATTGACTCCAACGGCGACATCAGCTTCTACGAGGACACAGGCACAACTGCTAAGTTCTTCTGGGATGCGAGTACTGAACGGCTTGGGTTGGGTACGAGTTCGCCTGATATGAATTTGCATGTAACAGGAGGTGAGGTACTTTTTGAAAGCACAGGAAACTCTAAACTGCAAATCAAAGCAGGGAATACTAGCGGTTCTTTCATAGAATTTGCAGACGCTCAAGATGGAAATGTAGGTCGTTTACTTTATGACCATAGCGATAATCATATGCAATTTACTGTTAATGCCGCAGAACGTATGCGCATAGACTCATCAGGCCGAGTTGGTATTGGTACGAGTTCGCCTAATAACTTACTTCACGTTTATCAAAGCAACTCAGCTCTTCCATCTGTAAATCTTAGCCACGTCAACGGAAACAAAATAAATGTTTCTGCTAGTTATAATTACTACGATGCCTACAATCATATTTTTCGTGGGTTGAACGGTACTGATACTCACATGACCATAGACAACTCAGGTAACGTGGGTATTGGGACGAGTTCGCCTAGCCTTGGCAGTAATGGCATGGGTTTGCATATTAAGGGTGCGTCAGGTGAATATGGCGTTTTAAAAGTTGATAGCTCAACTACATCGGAAGAGGGTTGGGTTCAGTTTTCTAACAATGGTGTAGATAAGTTTCGTATTGCATCTGATAGCTCCTCTAATCTCAAGTTTATTCAAAGTGGCGTTACAGAACGCATGCGCATAGACTCATCAGGCAACTTGTTGGTGGGTAAGTCGAGTGCATCTTTTAGTACAGCAGGTCAAGAGTTTAGGGCGAATGGAGCTACGGTTTTAGGACGTACTGGAGCTGAACCTCTAAATCTAAATAGAATTGGTAGTGATGGTGGTATTCTAAACTTTAACAAAGACAACGCAACTGTAGGTAGTATTGCTGCATCAGGCGGGCGCTTGCAGTTAACAGGTGCATCTTCAAGTGGCATCCAGTTATCACCTAGTGGCTTAAATCCAATGTATAATGGTAGTCTTGATGACGCACAGATTGACGTTGGTTCAGCATCTTACCGCTTCAAAGACGCTTACCTAGCAGGAGGTGTATACCTCGGCGGTACTGGGTCGGCTAATAAGTTGGACGATTACGAAGAGGGGACTTTTACTCCTAGTTTGACTTTTGGCGGAGCTTCTGTTGGAATGGTTTATTCTGTACAAGCGGGACAATACACTAAAGTTGGTAATATAGTTCACGCCACTATGTATGTTTCTTTAATTAACAAGGGAACCTCAACGGGTGATGCACAAATTGAAGGGTTGCCGTTTACAAGTGCTTCAGGAAATAGTCTTGCAGCAGGTTCTATTGCCTTTAATTTGATTAGCTTTGCTGATTTCCCAATGATTGTTGTAACAAATAATGTTACTGTAATTTCTTTACGAGAGTTACAAAACGATGGAACCTTTGATTTTTTAAATAATGCAAATTTTCAAAACACTTCCAACATGGTCTACACGGTTTCATATAGAGTAGCGTAACAAATTAACCCTGTTGGATCACAGGGTAGTCAGGTGGCAATCAGGCCACGATAAACAAGTAGTGAGTTCGCAAGGCTCACTAACAAAGGAGGCCAACATGGCACTAACAGAAACACAAGTAGAAGATAAGATTGAAGTTGTTGGAGATCACAAGCATGTGCAAGTTCGTACAGCTACAGTGATAGCCAGAGATGGCACAGAGATCAGCAGATCATTCCATCGTCACGTCTTACAATGCTCAACTAAAACAGGTGATACATGGGGTGACACTGACATCTCAGGTGAAAGCACCGAAGTACAAGCAATATGCAATGCTGTTTGGACAGACGCAGTGAAGACTGCATACCAGACTGCAATGGATGCACAAGAAATATAGGAGGCTATTATGCCAAACACACACACATGGTCTATCGCTAACCTAGAGCGAAACACATCTGACAACTCAGTAACAATAGCTCACTGGCGTTGTGAAAGCACAGATGGAACGAACACTGCGTCAGCATATGGAACTACATCTCATACAGGTGTACCATCAGACGATGACTACATTCCTTATGATGATCTAACAGAAGCAAACGTATTAGAATGGGTACACGAACAAGTAACCAAAGCTGATACTGAAGCGGCGAATGATGCTAAGATAGCTGACCTTGCAAACCCAACATCCTCAATTGGGATGCCTTGGTAATTTTAACTTAAACATAAAGGAGATCAAAATGGCTGAAGATAAAAAGGTTATTACGATTGATGATAAAGAATACACTGAAGACCAACTCACTGATGCACAGAAAGTTATGATTAATCATATCAATTCATTGCAACAAAAGATTGGATCAGCAGAGTTTAACTTAGACCAGCTTAAAGTTGGCAGAGATGCTTTCACAAAGATGCTACGTGTATCTTTAGATGAGGCAATAATTGAAGCTGAAGAAGCTGCAGAATAATAAATATACACAACAGGGGCGACATGCATTGCCCCTGTTGTTATTTTACTACAAAATGTGTTATAGTCCCATAAGTTTAACGCCATGAGGTCTATATGCCACTTATTCCACTAGATATTCCTTCTGGAGTTTACCGAAACGGAACTGACCTGCAATCTAATGGTCGTTGGCGTGATGCAAATTTAATTCGCTGGATAGATAACACCATGCGCCCAATGGGTGGATGGCGTACACGTTCAGATAATGCATCCACAGCTCCAATACGTGGAATGTTATCTTGGATAGACAATGACAATGATCGTTGGATTACTGGCGGCACATATAATAAATTATACACTTGGACAGCAACAGGTGTAAGACACGACATAACTCCAACGTCATTTACTGCGGGCAGAGAAGATGCATTAGCATTTACTGGATATAGCGGAAGCTTTTACGGAAGTTATGCTTATGGTATTGAGCGTCCAGACACAGTTAGAATACAGCCAGCAACATCATGGGCATTAGATACGTGGGGCGAAAACCTTGTAGGATGCACAGAAGATGATGGTAAATTATACGAATGGGCATTAGCTACAGGTACACCAGCCGCAGTTATAGCCAACGCTCCAACAAACAATAGATCATTAGTCGTCACAGAAGAGCGTTTCTTATTTGCTCTTGGTGCGGGTGGAAACCCGCGCAAAGTGCAATGGTCTGATCGTGAAGACAATACAACATGGACGCCCGCAGCGACAAATGAAGCTGGTGATTTAGAGTTAAACACAAGCGGTCAAATCATGGCGGGCATTAAAGTACGCGGTCAAACGCTTATCTTAACCAGCACAGACGCCCACGTAGCAAATTATGTAGGCCCACCATATGTTTACGGCATTGAGCGTGTTGGCTCATCATGTGGTTTAGCAGCAAACCAAGCAATAGCCGCAGTTGACGCTGGTGCATTCTGGATGGGCGCTCACGCATTCTACAGTTATACAGGTGGAGCTGTGCAAGAGGTGCAAAGTGAAGTTGCGGATTACGTGTTTAGCGATATGAACCGAGCGCAAATAAGTAAAGCATTTGCTGTGACCAACAGTAACTTTGGAGAGATATTCTGGTTTTACCCGTCTGCTGCATCTACAGAAAATGATAGATATGTTGTGTTTAACTATATTGAAAACACATGGTATATTGGCGAATTAGCAAGAACTGCTGGAGTTGACGCGGGTGCATTTAGAAAGCCAATATGGGCAGATGCATCCGACTATAAGATTTACGAGCATGAAATAGGCTTTGATTATGGAACATTAACACCATTTGCTGAAACTGGCCCTATTATGCTTGGGTCTGGCGATACAGTAGCATCCGTAACTGAAATGCTACCAGATGAAAGAACACAAGGTGACGTGAATGTAACATTTAAGACACGCTTCTATCCAAATGGAACTGAACGTGATTATGGGCCATATTCTATGTCTACACCTACATCATTGAGATTTACTGGCAGGCAATTAAGAATGCGAGTAAGCGCAGTTGAGCTAGGAGATTGGCGTGTTGGCGTAAATAGAATTGATGTTGTCGCAGGCGGTAGAAGATGACGCAACAGCAAAGGCCACCAGAACCATATGGAGATGATTGGAAAACATGGGGCAGACGCCTTATGCAATTCATGTCCCAGACAAGATCACCTCTTGTTCAACAAACTGGTGGTGAAAGTGCGGCTGACGATGGCACGCTTATGTGGGATAGATCATATGAATACCCAGTTGTAAGTAAAGGCGGAGAGTGGCGTCAAATTGTAGTAGAAGGCGGACACGCTAACTTTACTAAAACATCAGATGTTACACCAGCTCTAGCAAATACGGCATACAAGCTGACCTATGATGCACCATCTGGCAATTCAAAGATTACACAAGGTACGCCAGCAAGTAGGATTGTATTTGAAGAGGCTGGAGAATATGTATTATCATTTTCCGCGCAAATATCATCAACAAGCGCAAGCACAGTACACTTTTATTTTTGGCCTAGCATAAATGGCACAGCATCGACAAACGGCGCTATGACAACTGCATTACATCAAAATAATGCTACAGTTGTTATATCACGTACTCAGATATTTACTGTGGCGGCTAATGATTATTTAGAAGTAAATTACATGATGGATAGCACATCTGGCTTTTTAAATTACACAGCAGCATCATCTCCAGTGCCAGCAATACCATCCTCAACACTAGCAATTACGAGGACGCATGGATAAAGAATTGCAAAGATGCAGACCTTGGATTGAAGCCGCTTTGGAGTATTCTGGTGGCACGCATGATTTTATTGATGTGGCAGAAGGAATATATAAGGGTACTATGCAGTTGTGGCCTACGCCAAAGGGGTGCATAGTAACAGAAATTGTGGTATATCCACGTAAACGAATGTTAAACGTGTTCCTTGGCGGAGGTGAACTAGATCAGATTTTGGATATGCACCAAGATGTGATACAGTGGGCTAAAGCGCAAGGATGCACAGCACTAACCATGACGGGGCGTGTAGGCTGGAAAAAACCATTGGCGAAGCATGGCTGGGATCAGCTACATTCGTCGTATATTAAGGAGTTTGAGTAATGTCAGGCGGAAAAGGCGGATCAACATCATCTAGCGTTGAAATCCCAGAATACATTGAAAAAGCGGCGCAGCGTAATTTAAACAAAGCTGAACGTATTTCCCAATTGGATTATATACCGCGTTATGGCCCAGACGTAGCTGCATTCACTCCAATGCAACAAGCATCATTCCAAAATACAGCTAATGTTGCTAACGCATTTGGCATAGGTTCGAATATGAGTCAGCAAGATATAATGGGTGGCATGGGTGAACCTACACAATATGCTGGTGGCGTAAGGGGTTATTCATCTGCACCAATTTACGAGCAAATGATAGATGAGCTTGGAAGACAAAGACCAGCTCAGAAAGCATATAGGGATAGCTTCTTTATTGACCCCTATTCTGGCAGCTATGGTTCAAACACACTTTTCCCAATAGATTACAACGATTATAATACAAACGCAGAGTCACAACGCCAAGCCGCAGAAGCCGCAAGAATGGAAGCATTGCGCCGTGAGCAAAGAAGTGATGATAACTACCAAAGATTGCTAGACCAAATGGCAAAGCAATCTGTAAACCCTGATATTGATTATACAGACGGGTTTACTGCATCAAATGGTCAAGTTGTAGGTACGCTAGACCCAAGTTATGATCCCAACTTTTCGGGAACAACCTATTCTGCATCTCCTTTTGAAATAGGATCATCTACTGCTGGCACAAACTATGCAACCTATGATGAGTCACAAGGATTTACAGCACCAGGTATTTTAGGATTGGTTCAAAACGTGATAGCTCCAAGGCCAAAAGATGATCTTGACGCAAGCTTCCAAAACCCTAATACAACATCAATTGTCTCAATGGGTTATGATGCTGGCGAAGTTGATCCAAGATTAGCCGCTGCGGCTGGTTACACAGATCAAACAAAATTACGTGAAGATGGCCTTGCTAAAAAAGCTGGAGATTATGGAATATTTAGCGGACGTGGCACAGATGGTCAGGGTAACTTCGGAGTTATTGGTGACGTTGCGGGCGCAGTTGGTGATATGGCAGGATTTACTAATTACAATACGCCAGATGTAGTTGCACAAAGAGAAGCGGCTGAAGCACAAAGAATAGCTACTGAAAGAGCCGTTAGAGAAGCCGCTATAGCACAAGCTGAAAATGCAAGAAAAGCAGCTGAAGCACAGGCCGCAAGGGAACAAGCAATTAGAGATGCTCAAGCTGCGGCTGCGGCTCAAAGAGACAGGCAGAACCAAGCACAAAAAGATCAGGATGCAGCTAATAGAGCGCAGTTAGATCGGATTATCGCAAACACGCCTGCGCCAGTAAATAGCGGAAGCTCTGGTTATGGTGACAGCGACGTTGGCGGCGGTGGAAGCAGTCAATCATCTGCTAGTAAAGGTAATGCTGGTACAGTTCTTTGTACTGCATACTGCGATATGGGTTACTTACCCAGAGAAATATACTCATTAGATCGTCGTTATGGCGTTAAGTTATACAGGCATGACCCAGAGTTAATTCATGGTTATCGCATGTGGGCTACTCCAATTGCTAACTTTATACAAAAAGATAATCTAATATCTAAAGCACTACGCGCAGTAATGTGGCCTGTAGTTGAAGCATGGGCAGAAGAAATGGCTCACATTATGAAGCCAAAGAAATACAAAAGAAATATATTTGGTAAACTAATTATGGCAATTGGTGAGCCATTATCATACGCAGTGAATAGATTATTTATACCGCGTAACAATAAGAAGGAAGCGTAACATGGCTGGTGGTGGACAAATAAGACCAATGAACGGGCAAGCTCCTTTAATGAGAAGGGGTGGCACTGAACCACAATTTCAGGCAGGATTTGGCGGAGGCAGACCCCCAATGCCTAGCCCATCATTAGCCCCACAAGGTAACTTTAACGTAAACCAAGCTGCGGCTGGCGGCCTACAGCAAGCAATGTTAGGTACACAGCAAGCAATGGGCTATAGGCCTCAAGCTGTGCAGCCAGTAAGTTATCAAGCTCAAACAGCACAAGCTTCTGGATACAGACCAAGCGCAATGACAAGCCAAGGTTATGCATCAACAGGGCCAACTGCTACTGGATATGGCGCTTCTACAGTTGGAACATCTCCAACAGTATCAGCCCAAAACGTGCAAGCTGGTCAACTTTCAGGTACTAATCTTGGTGCTTACACAAACCCATTTGAGAGCCAAGTTGTAGATCAAGCATTAGGTGATATTGAAAGATCACGTAAGCTGGCGCAAAATCAATTAGGCGCGCAGGCAACAGCATCAAACGCATATGGCGGGTCACGCCAAGGCATTGCTGAAGCAGAAACTAATCGAGCATTTGCAGAACAAGCGGCTAAAACAGCATCAGGCTTACGCCAAGCTGGATATACGCAAGCACAACAAATGGCACTGCAAGATATAGGCACAGCGCAGCAAGCGGCATTAGCTAATCAACAAGCCAACTTAGCGGCTGGTACAACCACTGCTGGCTTTGGACAACAATCAAACCTTGCAAATCAAGCTGCATTAAATCAAGCAGGCCAATTTGGTGCAAGCGCCCAAAACGTAGCATCTCAACAAGCGGCGGCAGCGCAAAACCAAGCAGCACAATTTGGCTCATCTGCGGCTAACCAAGCTGCGGCGGCTAACATGGCAGCACAAAACCAAGCGGCACAGTTTGGGTCAGGCGCGTCTAACCAAATGTCATTAGCTAACCAAGCAGCATTAAATCAAGCAGGTCAGTTTGGGGCAACGCAAACCATGTCAGCTCAGTTAGCTAACCAAG